GTCTGAGAAACGAAATCATTTGGAACAAACCCAATCCTCAACCCATATCTTCTAAAGATAGGTTCTGGTCTAATCACGAAAAGATTTTCTGGTTTGTGAAGAAAACAAAAGGTTACTATTTTGACAGAAACCCAATCCAAGTTCCTCAAGTAGAAATAAGTGTTCGTAGAATGTTCTCTAACAACAATTTATCTAAAAGAAAAGATGCTGGTGCTACAGAGAAAGAAGGTTTTTCTTTGAGTTCTGGAAGTCAAGACAAGCACTATGCTAGAATGAGAGAGTCATTGAATATCGAAAAAGATTTTAATTATGATGAATTGGTTGCTTCCGGCAATTGCCCAACCAGACCAATGTTCAGTGTATGGGATATTTCTACGACATCCTATAAAGGAGCTCATTTTGCTGTGTATCCACCAGAACTGATCGAAAGACCAATACTTTCTACTTGCCCATTAGATGGAATTGTGATTGACCCATTTATGGGAAGTGGAACGACAGCTGTTGTTGCTCGTAATAATGGAAGAAAATACATTGGGTGTGAATTAAATCCAGAGTATGCTGCTTTATCCGAAAAACGTATTAGTGAATCCGTAGTGTCAAACTTGAAAGATTTTATTGAAAAATAAGTGGATAAAAAACTTGACAAAACACTTTAATATGGTATAATAGTATTATGAGTCCATTTGATTACCTAAAATCAATTAACGAAACCAAAGAGAATGTAATGCTTACTCCTCAAGATGAGAGGAAGTATTCACCTTTTATCGTTAATCGCGGTCTATCTTTCTTTATGGACACCATATTTCAAGTAAATGAGATGAATCGCAACCACCACCTTGACAGCCGACTTCAGTTTGACTATCTTATAAATAATATTAGAAAGAAACGAAGGTATAGTAAGTGGCTGAAACCAGAGAAACTACAGAATGTTGAATTGGTGAAAGAGTATTATGGATTTAGTTATGAGAAAGCCAAAGATGCTCTAAGAATACTCTCCGAGGATCAGTTGGCTTATATCATAGATAAACTGAATCAAGGTGGAGTGGAAAATGACAACAGGAACAGAGAACATGGTGGAGTGCACTCTGGAAAATCCAGATGATTTTCTCAAGGTGCGTGAAACACTTACTAGAATCGGGGTAGCTTCCCGAAAAGACAAAATAATATATCAATCTTGTCACATACTACATAAACAGGGTAGATACTATATCGTACATTTTAAAGAATTATTTGCACTTGATGGTAAACCAACCAACTTCTCAGAAAACGACCAAGCAAGACGTAATACAATAGCAAATCTTTTATCGGAATGGGGCTTAATTGCACTAGTGAATCCAGACTCTTCAAGTGAATTAGTTGTTCCATTGAATCAACTAAAGATCCTATCTTTTAAAGAAAAAGACCAATGGGATCTTACAGCAAAATATAATATTGGAAGTAAAAGGACTGAAGATGGCGACCAAAACAACCAAGAATGAAATATTAAAATTTTATAAATTACATCCGAATGCTAAAGACCCCATTTATGCAACAGAGGGTTCAGCATGTTTCGATATTCACGCGTGTTTTGACGGAGTAGAAAAATATCAAATCCGTCAAGATACTCTAAATAGAGTAATCGAAAAACCATTCAAGAACGGAGTTCTTCAAATAAATAACATGGAACGAGTAATGATTCCTACTGGATTGATTTTTGATATTCCAGAAGGTTACTCAGTTAGACTTCATTCTAGGTCAGGTTTGGCTTGGAACGATGGGTTATACTTAACAAATAGTGAAGGTATAATAGATTCTGACTATGTAAATCCTATTTTCGTTATGATGACTAGCATATCTCAAGCTCCAAAGACCATAAATAATGGAGATAGAGTATGTCAGGCTGAATTGGTGAAAAAGATATATCATGGTTTAACCGAAATCAAAAAACCACCAGTTCAGAAGACCGAGCGTGAAGGTGGATTTGGTTCAACCGGCAAATAACAATTAGTTATATGGCCAAAACTATAATTCAAAAAAGGGAGTAATCCTATGTTAGAAAAAGCAACAGGCTGGATTCGCAGTCTTACAGAAGCTGGTCTTGCGTTAATCGCATTAGGCGTGGTTCTTCAAATTCTTTTTGGAGCAGCTGTTCCTTTCCTTGGCATTGATGTCATTGGATCAGTTACCGAGGTAGTTAAATCACTCGGAAGCGAAGGCCTAGTTGGTCTAGTCGCAGTATGGGTACTTTGGGGAATTTATACCAAAAAGTAATCATACATAATCTGACAGAGGGTGATTAAACTCACCCTTTTAACTTTTTTTATATTATGACTAAATACTATAATAGTAATTGGCAAATTGATGAAAAGATTATGAAGACTAAATATAAATTGATAGTAAAAGAAACTGGAAATTATACTTCAGATTCCTTGAGCAGTCTATTTTGGACTGTTTTAAAACATCGCTGTCATCATCTCTTCAAAGGAGAAGGATGGCGTGATTGAGGTTGACCAATAGTGGTGACCTCTAACTTACTCCAAGTCTACGTGCTGAAGATTGGAGTGTATTATTAACCTCGCTTTACAGGAGGCCCTATGTTAACATTAGCACCACACACATTCCCCACTCAACAAGACTTACAAAAGATGCTCGGATTCAGCGTTGGATTCGATGGACTTTTTAATCGTCTTAATACTATGGATACCGCCCAATCTGGTTATCCACCATATAACATTCGCAAAATTAATGATTTACAGTATGTTGTTGAGCTAGCTCTTGCTGGTTTTTCAAAAAGTGATATTGAAGTAGAAGTAACTGATGGTACTCTTACCATCCGTTCTACTACCGCGAAAGATGATGGGGCTGATAATGATGAAAACAATGAAATCAATTTTGTACATCGTGGAATTGCCAAGAGAACTTTTTCTCGGGCGTTTCAACTGAGTGATGATATTATTGTTCAGAGTGCCGACCTTCAAGACGGTATGCTTATAGTGAATCTGGAACGTGTAATTCCAGATGAGAAAAAGCCTAGACTGATTCCTATCGGTCAATAGCCATCGTGGTGCCCCCAATCCGCAAGATTGGGGGATTATAAATAAATGTATAGATAAAGTGAAACCTTAATAGGAGTAAAAAGGATATATATGGCACAGGCAAAGAAAACTAAAAAGAAAGTATCTAAAGTAATGGGAGAAATTTTAAAGGCTCCTAAAAAAGTTGAAAAGACAGTTGAAGTTGCTGCTAAGTATGTTAATGAAACTCATTGGGATACTAAAGAAGCATTTGCTGCAGCAATAGACAAGTCAGGTCTTAGTGCAGATCAAGTTAATGTTAATTCAGAATGGGATCTTTATCAATCAGACACCGATGGTTACAGGAATCATCTCAAATTAGAGAATTAAAATGGCACAAAAAAGAAAAGTATTAAAAGAAGTTCTTTTTGATGATGTGGAGGAAAAGATAGAATATGATTTTTTAACGCGTGATCAATTTTTCTCAAAAGTACCACAACGTCCAATGTCAGCACATGGTATAGAGATGTGGGAAAAATACCTTCAAGACCCAAAAGGATTTCAATTTTAGGAGAATATTGTGTTACCTTTATTATTATTTAATGTTATTTCTAGCCTTATTATAGATAAGGCTCAGACCTTGGCGACTGAGCATGTGGAAAGTATGATAGATGATTTACTTCCAACGAACGCAAAAAAAGAATTAGACAAAGCTATAAAAGATGACCCCGCACACGAATTCACAAATGCTAAAGAGGCATTGATGGCTGCTGTTGAGGGTAAGTTACCTATCGTCAAAGCAGACGGAACACTCAAACCAATCGAAAAATCATTTACAATTATATTTGATCCTACTACTGGTTCGGTTGATATTAAACAAACTTAGGAGAATATCATGGCAGTCAAGATACCATCATATAATGGTCACCTGACAAAAAACTTTGGGTATCAAGAAATGATAAAGAGTTCAACTGCAGATCGTTTGGGTATATCAAATGATGCAACAAGAGAACACGTTATTAATTTAACTAATCTCTGCAATTTTATCTTACAACCAGTAAGAGAAGAATTCGGAGTTATTCGCATCAATAGCGGATATCGTTCTCCAGCATTAAACAAGGCAGTAGGTGGTTCAAAGACAAGTCAGCATTGTAATGGTCAAGCTGCCGATTTTGAATCAACAAGAATTTCTAATCCAGACCTTGCAAAATGGATTTCTGAAAATTTAATATTCGATCAACTCATTCTAGAATTCTACGATGGAGTTGACCCAAATAGTGGATGGGTGCATTGTTCTTATGTACTTGATGGGAGTAATCGTAGTAAAACAATGACGGCTCTAAGAGTCAATGGGAAGACCCAATATAAGACAGGCCTTCTCTCATAGGAGGAAAATATGAAATATATGTGGGCAGCTTATTTGGAATTTTTATTATTCATAGGCCAATTTAATTCAAGAAAGAATTGGATTGACAATCACATCCTATTATGTTATAATAACTTAAATAAATGTTGCTATTTTTCAAATAATCTTAATGAAAAATAATAGAACTCGGACTTAAATATTATCTCCGAGTTCTATTTGCTATTGGTGCG